AAGGTCACGACATATTCAGACGTTGGTATGTTGATGGTAGATTATATTACCATAAAGTTAGAGATCAACAAAATCCAAGAAAAGGTATCCAAGAACTAAGATACATTGACCCTAAAAAGATTCGTAAAGTTAAAGAAATAAAAAAGGTCAATAAAAAAGGTTCTAGTATAGAACTGATTGATGCTGTAAATGAATACTTTATGTATAACGATAAAGGTTTGCAAACAGGAACAAACGAAGGCATCAAAATCTCACCAGACAGTATAACTTATGTACCATCTGGTTTGATTGACCAGAACAAAGGTCATGTACTTTCTTATCTACACAAAGCAATCAAACCAGTTAATCAACTTAGAATGATTGAAGACTCCCTTGTTATCTATCGTGTATCAAGAGCGCCTGAAAGACGTATATTCTATATTGATGTTGGTAATTTACCTAAAGTTAAAGCAGAACAATACTTAAAAGATGTTATGGCTAGATATCGTAACAAACTTACATATGATGCATCTACTGGAGAAATCAGAGATGATAGAAATCATATGTCAATGTTAGAAGACTTTTGGTTGCCTCGTAGAGAAGGTGGTCGTGGTACAGAGATAACTACTCTTGCTGGTGGTTCTAATCTTGGTGAGATTGATGATATTACATATTTCAAACAGAAGTTGTTTAGATCATTAAACGTACCAATTTCAAGATTAGAAGCAGAAGCTGGTTTTAGTCTTGGTCGTTCTACAGAGATTACAAGAGATGAATTGAAGTTTACAAAGTTTGTACAAAGGATGCGTAAAAGATTTACTCCTCTTTTTACTGATTTGTTAAAAACTCAGTTAATTCTTAAAGGTGTTGTCACTTTAGAAGATTGGAAGAAGATGCACCAACATATTCAGTATGACTTCTTGCAAGATGGACATTTTGCAGAACTCAAGAAAGCTGAGTTGATGGAAGATCGAATTAATGCATTGGGAAGTATTGAATCATACATTGGTACATTCTTCAGTAAAGAATGGGTACAGAAAAACGTACTAAATCTTAATGAAGGTGAAATTGAAGATATGCAATCACAAATGAATAAAGAAGCTGGACTTGACCCAGAAGACGGTGGAGTTGATATTCCAGATGGTTCTGATGGTATAACAAGATATCCATCTCAAGATGGTAATGTAATCCCAGCAGATGATATTGAAAAATATGATGACGACTATGAACCACCAGAAAAAAATGGAGATAAATAATGAGTGCAGAAGAATTTGTAAACGCATTAGCCAATAAAGATAATTTAGGAGCAGAAGATGCTTTTAAGACAGCAATGTCATCAAGAATTGGTGATGCATTAGAAACAAAAAGAAAAGAAGTGGCTGGTAGTATGATTAAACAACATATACCAGATACAGAGGAAAAAGAAGAAAGTTAATGAAAACTTTAACACAAATGTATCAGCCCTTTAAAGAAAAGGATGAACATAAAAATTCTAAAGGATATAAAAAACTTTCTCCTAAGATGAAGGGTGCTGTAGATGAAATATTTGCAAAAATGGATGCGAAACCTTCTGATTTCCTAAATACTTTTGAAAAAACAATTAAAGAGATATCTAAAAAATTTAAAGTCCCAGAAAGACAACTTATGGGATATTTTGAAAAAGAGATGCTAGCATTTTAAGGAGTTAAATAATGGCTTTTACAACAAGAACATTGAGGGATACCATAGTTGGAACTACTGGTAATGGTGGTACAGTTACTATTCTAGTTAATATAGAAGATGACACCACTGCAAACAATGCTATTTTGGATGCATCTGGACTAGACGGACACGCCAATGGTGCTAAATTACACATCAATAGAATTTGGTGGGGATTAACACAAGGTAGTGCTGATGACGATACTGGTCATGTAGACATTCAAGAAAAGGGTTCATCAACTGACATAGTTGCAATTAGACTTGCTGGTACAGGACATTATGATGGTTCTGCTGGTAAGATTGCAGCTTCTGCAGCAAATACAACTGCAACATCTGGTGATCACGAAATGACTTGTTTTGGTACATCTGGATTTGTAATGATTGAGTTCAAAAAAGATGTAAACTACACAGCTTAATAGAGGATAGGATTATGGGATATACATTAAAATTAATATCAGAACATATAGAGCAAGATACTGATTACTTAATCGAAGAAAAAGATGGTAAAAAAGAGTATAAGATCAAAGGGATCTTTATGCAAGCAGATATCAAAAACCGTAATGGTCGTGTATATCCTATGGAAATTCTGAGTAAAGAAGTAAAACGATATAATAAAGAATACATCAGCGAAAAACGTGCATTTGGAGAACTGGGACACCCAGACGGGCCGACTGTTAATCTTGAGAGAGCATCTCATATGATTACTGCACTTTATCCTGATGGTAAGAACTTCATTGGTGAAGCTAAAATACTTGGAACACCAATGGGTAATATTGTAAAGAATCTAATGGACGAAGGAGCAAAGCTCGGGGTTTCATCTAGAGGCATGGGAAGTTTAGACCAAAAGAATGGTGCAAACTATGTGAGAAATGATTTTTATTTGGCGACAGCAGCTGATATAGTTGCCGACCCATCTGCTCCAAACGCTTTCGTAGAAGGTATTATGGAAGGTAAGGAGTGGATTTGGAACAACGGTTTAATGCAAGAAGCCGATGTTGCAGAGATAAAAGAGAATATAGAAGATAACAGTCGGAAAAACAATTCAAAAGCTAATAGTCTAGAGCTTGCGAAGTTTCTTCAAAAGTTATAATTTTATAAATAATAATTAACAGAACAAGGAGAACATCCCCATGGCGAATGAACTAGATAAAACCATTGAGGAATTGGAAGCTGAAGTGCTTGGTGAATTAGAAGAAGCCAATGGACAAGACGCTCCCATGAAATCTGCTGGAGCTCCAGACAAGATTGATACCTCAGAATCTGATTATGAAGATACGGGCGCCCCTGTAGTTTCACCAGATCAGAAAGCTGCAGCCGCAAAGAAACTTGCTGCTAAGGCAAAACAAGTTAGTGCAGATGCACAACAAAAAGGCGCAGGCGCTCCAGATAAGATGGACACACCTAATGACGGCATGAAGAAAGTTGCAAAATCTCTTGCAGCTGGAGATCAAGTTGATCACGAAGGTGATGATCTATCTGAAATGGACAAAATGGAAATGGCCAAAATGACGAAAGAAATGATGGTCAATGCAATGTACGAAATGATGAAGGGTAAGAAGAAGACTGACCTTCAAGCAATGTACAGTGGCATGAAGAGTGCAACAGAAATGCATCCTGATGAGTCTGAAGAGTCTAAGGCTAAATCAGAAGCTGTTGAAACTCGTCTAAAAACTATTGATGTTTCCGAGCATGTTGAAGCATTAATGACAGGAGAGGGCGACCTTTCTGAAGAGTTTAAGCGTAAAGCAGCAACTGTATTTGAAGCTGCCGTAAAATCTAAAGTACGTTCAGAAGTAGAACGTATGGAAGAGGACTACAAAACAGAACTGGAAGAAAATATAAACACAACTAAGGGTGAGTTGACTGAAAAGGTTGACACATATCTAAACTACGTTGTTGAAGAATGGATGAAGGAAAATGAACTTGCTATTGAGCGAGGCCTAAAAGGTGAAATTGCAGAAGATTTCATTTCTGGTCTAAAACAGCTCTTTGAAGATCATTATGTTGATGTTCCAGATGAAAAATATGATGTGCTAGAAGCACAATCAGACAAGATTTCAGAGCTAGAAGCTAAATTGAATGAAGCAATTGAACAGAGTGTTCAAATGAAGAAAAGCAATGCAGGTCTAGTGAAGGAACAGGTTGTTTCTGAAGTAACTTCAGATTTAGCCGATACAGAAATTGAAAAGTTTAAGTCACTTGTCGAAGATGTAGATTATTCTAATGAAGAGTCTTATCGTGAGAAGTTGGGAACTTTGAAGGAAAGTTATTTTCCTAAGAATGCACCTACAGTGAATGAAACTATTGATTATGAAGACTCTGGCATCGCACAGGACGTTGATACCTCTGGTTCAATGGCAGCATACATGACTGCAATTGGGCGAACTGTCAATAGTGCAAAATAACTAAATTTTATAAATAGTAGAAAATAATAAGGAGATACCAAATGTATCAGACAGAACATCTACAAGAAAAGTGGCAGCC